CTGCGCGTTACCAGCGCCACCGGCGCGACACAGCCCGCCGCAACGGTCTTCGTTCTCGGCGTGCGTGTGGATTAACAGATGAACCGCCCCTGAATGGGCGAGAAGGAGAACCACAACGATGGTTGAGTTTCTAAAGGTCATGGATAACTGGGGCGGGTATGTCCCAGTCGGAGCACACAAGATCAACGAAGCGGCCCAGAGCCGCTTCCTTGATCTCCTGAGCAACAAGGAGCGGCGGCCCCGTCACCAGCAGGAGTACCTGCTGCGCGAGGTCATCACGACCAGCGACTTCCCGGCGCTGTTCGGCTTCACCCTGGAGAGGGAGATGTTGGCGCGCTACCGAGCGGTCACGGCCGACTGGCAGAGCTACACCAAGATCGGCACCCTGCCCAACTTCAACGCCGCAGAGCTTCACAAGGTCCAGGGCAATGATACCCTACTGCCGCGTGTCGCGGAGAAGGGCGAGTACCTGGTGGCCCCAGTCGTGGAAGGCTACTACAGCCGGCGCATCTACAAGTATGGCCGGCAGTTCGATATCTCCTGGGAGTCGCTGATCAACGATGCTCTAGGTGCCTTCCAGGATATCCCGCAGCGGTTCGCGGACTCGGTGCTCTACACGCGGGCCTACAACGTGACCGACATGATCGCGTCGGCGAGTGGGCCGGATGCCCTGCTGTTCGGCACGGGTCTGGCGGATGTGGCCGACGGCCAGCTCATCACCAACGTCGGAGCCCTGCCATTGACCATCGATAACCTAGAGATCACGTTGGGCCTGATGGCGGCCCAAACCGATGTCAACGGGCGCCCGCTGGGCATCCGTGGCAAGCACCTGGTGGTGCCGCCTGCCCTGGAATTCACAGCCCGTGCGATTCTGACGAGCAGCCTGATGGCCTATGCGGCCACGGCAGCAGCGGCTGTGCCACTGCCCACGGTCAATATCGTGTCCCAGTTGGGGCTCATGTTGCATGTTGACCCGCTGCTGCCCGTCATCGACGTGAGTGCGAACAGGAACGGCACCTGGTATGTATTCGCCGACCTGGCGGATGGCCAAGCGATCCAGATGGACTTCCTGCGGGGCCATGAGGACCCCGAGATCTGCATGAAGGCATCGGACAAGCTAGCCGTGGGGGGTGAGCCGATCAGCTCGTTCGACGGCGACTTCGCCACCGACAACGTGGTCTACCGTGTGCGTGATGTTCATGGCGGGACCCGGGTGGACCGGCGCTACTGCTATGCCCAGGTGAGCACCTAGGCACTAGGTCATGACTGAATTAGAACTGCCCCTGCCGGTGACACGGGAGGAGCAGTACCTTCAGGCGATCTATAACGAGCTGAGGGCGCTGACAGCCGAGGTAAGGGTCCAGCGCCCTCTGGCTGTCCCTAAGGGACTGACGGAGTTGAAGGAGCCGGTAACTCTGAAACTGGCTCCGTCAGTGACAAAGCCCCATCGCAAGAAGGGGCGGCATGTGAGATAGGGAGGGCCTATGGTAGCGACCTATACGCCGGGGTCTGGCACCAACCGCGATCGGATGCGCCTGCTAACGACTGATACCGATGTTGCCCATGCCATCTTCCAGGACGCGGAGATAGATGACTTCCTGGCCCTTGAGGCTGACGACGTGCGGCTCGCGGCGGCTCAGGCCCTCGATGTGATCGCTTCGTCCGAGGTTCTGGTCCTCAAAGTGATCGGCTTGCTCGACCTGAAGACGGACGGAGCCGCTGTCGCCAAGGGCCTACGTGAGCACGCCAATGAGTTGCGACGCCAGGTAGCCGAGGGCTGCGGCGACATGACGGGCCTCTTCGACATCGCGGAGATGTCCATGGGCATCTTTGCCCAGCGGGAACGGCTGCTGAATCAGGCGCTACGGGAGGCATAGGGTGCCCGGACTGATCCACCCACATCTCCTTGCGCATCTGGAAGAGACCTTCTTCCCGTCGCTGGCGACGATCCAGGTGGTGACACTGGCGATCAATGCCTACCGGGAGCCCATAGAGACATGGGCAGACCTAGCGCTACATGTGGACATACCGTGCGCCATCACGCCGGCTAGTGCCCGCGAGCGGGCTTCAGCCGATAAGACCGTGGCCGAGACCACACACACGGCGATCCTGGCTGGCGACTATCAGACGGTGACGCCGGTACACCGAGCAGTTGTAGACGGAACCGTGTACGACATCATGGGCGTGGAGCATGATTCCCACCACATCACGACGCGGCTCCGGCTCAAGATCACGAGCGTATGACGATGGCGATCAGGGTCACGATCACCGGTGACAAGAAGCTCGTCCAAAAGCTCAGGCGACTGGGTGATGACACGGGCGGTCGGCTGCTAGAGGCGGCCGTGGTATCCGGCGCCCTCCTAGTCCAGAACGAGGCAAAGCGGAAGTCACCCCTCAAGACGGGCAACCTACGCCGGTCCATTCACATCGGCGGGCACAGCAACAGATCAGAGCTGGGCCGGTCGGACGGCTCAGATGTGGGCGGCAATGCAGGGTCGGCGACAGAGGCCCACGTGATGGTGGGGACTAATGTGGTATATGCGGCGCCCCAGGAGTTCGGCACGAGCACGATTCCAGCCCACCCCTATCTTCGGCCGGCATTCGACGAACAGCAGGACGCCGTCCGAATAGAGATCGGCGAGGCGCTGAAAGACCTGATTCTGAAGGCGGCGCGGTGAGTCTAGACACAGTTCTCGGCGCAAGGTTGGCGGGCTTTCCTGGCCTCACAGACCTGGTAGGAACCAAGGTTTACGCGCCCAGTCTACCCCAGGGGGATCAGCTTCCCGCCGTCACCTATCACCTGGTCGATGGCACGCGGGAGCAGGGGATGACCGGGGACCATGGCATGGCTCACCCGCGCTTTCAGGTTGATTGCTGGGCTGAGACCTACGCCGCAGTCAAGGCGATAGCAGATCAAGTCCGGTTAGCCCTGGAGCGGTGGTCCGACGGCACGACGACGCCCGTCATCTTAGACAGCTTCAGCGCCGGTGAGCGTGACCTCCCGGAGCCGGAGGCGGGCCTTCAGCGCATCAGCATGGACTTCATCATCTGGCATCGGGAGTGAGGAGGGGCCTATGGCGACCTACATTCAGGTTTCCAAATCGCTGCGGATTCACCGGCCGGGCAAGCCGGACCTCGTATCAACCCGGCCTGTGGACCGGAAGGGGAAATACAGGGACATCACCAAGCCCACGCTCATCGAGATCGGCAAGGACTGTGCGGTGAATGTGGAACGGATGCTGAGGATCGGCGTTATCAAGCCACGGAGGCCAAACCCGAGTCCCCAGCCCAAGGAGGGGAAGGAGGTCAAGAGTGGTGAAACAACCCGCTAAGTCAGCCGCCGTCTATTTCGATGAGTTTGTCTTCAGCGGCTACCTGAATTCGACGAGTCAAGATCTGACGCCGGAGTTGCCGAAGATCGACTGCCTGGATGGGGCTGGCCCCCGTCGGCTCATGGGGAATTATGACGTGGCCCACAGTGACCTGGGCTTCATGGATACAGCGGATGATGCCTACGACGACCAGCTCTGGATGGCGATGAATGACTCTGGCGACCATTACCTTGGCAAGATGTTCGGCGGCAATACGCCCCCGACTGAGGGCACCATTGCCTACGAGAGCATCGTCAAGAATAGCGGTCAGCCTCGCTCAGCCGCCGTCGGTGGAGCGCAATTGCTCAACATGGACAGCCAGGGTTCCGGCGGTATCTTTCGGGGTCTCGTGCTACGCTCTGCCAACCTGGTGGCGGCGGGCAACGGGACTGGTCAGAACCAGGGCGCGACGGTGTCAGGAGAGGAATATGCCGTTGTCTTCCGTGTGATCGCGGTGGCTGGCGGCAGTATTACGCTGAAGATTCAGCAGTCAACGGACAACGGTGTCGCCGACCTCTACGCCGATGTCGCGGGCCTCACATCTGGTGCCCTGGCAGCTGCCGGGGTCGTGCGAGTCAGCACAACCGCAGTAACAGAGGCGTGGAAGCGCGTGGTGGCATCGGGCACATTCACATCAGCAACGGTACTTGTCACGGCAGGGTCCGTGATGGGAACGCCATAAGGAAAGAGGAGATACTACGGATATGAAGCAGCCAGCCAAAAATGCGAACCTAACCATAGACACGGTGCCCCTAGAGGATGACGTTGACAACTTCAGTCTGAGCGTCACGCCGGAGCTGCCGGTCATAACGGCCCTCAGCGATGTCGGCCCTCG